ATTTTTGCAAAAAGGGTTAGCGGGCGGCGGCATAGGAGCGGCAAAAGCCAAGTATAACGATGTAAAAACAGCAAACCAAAACAATGCACAAGCCGCAAAAACAACAGAGCAAATATCTAAGATTACGAATGCAGTATTAAATGCATGGACTGTGCAGATTAAAACTTTGCAAAATGCTGGGGCACCAGTCACTAAGCAAAATTTCATTGAGTTCATGAAGAAGGAAACACCATCGTTAAATCCACCAAGTGATGCTGATTTCCCTAGTGACGCTGACGTCATTGATCCTGCAAAGTTTAAGCCTTACATTACTAGGTCTATTGCGCAGCATTTTGCTAACAGGCAAAACAATGTAAATTCTCCTGCGCCAGCAGCACCAACTACTGCACCAAAGAGCAAGTGGGTTCCTTCGCGTACTGTTGCAGGTCTTGGCCAAATAGAAGTTCCAGACGGTAGATTGTTTATTAAAAACAGTCGTGGATGGGTATTGCAACACGCTGACCCTTCACTACCTGGCACACAGATTACTAATATAGACCAAATCACTGCGCTAGAAAATCTTAAAGCTAAACTGGACGGCACAGCGATCCCAACCGAAAGTGTTCAGCGATGATGCACTTATACGAAGGCGGAAATGTATTTGGAGACGGCGATATTCCTAAAGAGTATGTCCGTGGTGTAGTTGACCGTGTTCAACTTGACCTCCCATCTGGTATTAAAGCTATCCCTGACATTGGTTCTGCTGGTTACAAAGTAGCAAGCGGCGACATGGATATGTTTATCGACTACGATCAGCTTGCAGCTAAGTTTGGTGTGCAAGACGAAAAATCAGCTAAGGTAGCTCTTGCACAGTTCATGCAAGCTAAAGGCTACCCTGTAAAGATTATTGGTCGTAATGTGCACGTTGGTGTTACATACAAGACTCCTACTGGCCCACACGTAGTTCAAGTTGACTTGATGGTTATTAAAGATGCTGTGCGAGTAGCGCCTTGGCATCAGCATGGCCCACGTGGTATGTATGATGACCCAAGCTTTAAGGGTGGGCACATCTTTATGCTGCTTAACAGCATAGGCAAGTTCCTCGGTCTTAAAGTAGACGGATTCTCTGGTACTGTTATGCGTCGTGACAATAACGAAGTAGTTGCTGACACACGCAAGAAAGCTGCAAAGCTATTACTTGGCCCAACTGCGAAAGAATCTGATCTTGATAGTGTAAAAACTATCATGGCTAAGTTAGCTACAGATCCTGATAAAGAAGGTAAGTTAGCACAAGCACGTCAAGACGTAGCTAAAGGGTCATTGACACTGCCAGAAGATCACCACCCAGGTACAGCAGGTTGGTTTAGGAATATTCAGAGCAAGCTATGAAGATTTTAGTCGTTGACGATGTTGCTATTATCCGTGAGATGCTGCGTGTCCATTTGGAACCGCATTATGAACTAGCGTTTGCAGAAAATGCAGAGCAAGCATTCGGCAAAGTAGCTACATTCAAGCCAGACGCTATTGTATTAGATGTGCAAATGCCTGGCGATATGGATGGTTACGAGCTATGCAAGTTGATTAAGTCAATTGAACAGTTCAAGCACATTTACATATTGATGTTAACAGCAGACTGGAAAACCGTGCAAAAAGAAGGCGACGACTTCTGCGCAGACGATTACACATTTAAGCCGTTCTACGGCAAAGATATTTTAGCAATGCTGCAAAAAGCATTCGAACCACTAGAGGTTACAGGTAACAATGTTATTAGAGTTTATCAACAGCTTGCCTAACGGTCGCTTCTTAACAGAAGGTGCACGTATTGACCACCCCGAGGACTTGATCTTCGACGAGGGTATTCAAGGTGCTGCACGAGCGTTAACAGCATTAGCAGAAGTATCACAGCAACCACAAAACTTGTCTGTTAAGTTTGATGGCTTCCCTGCTATGGTGTTTGGTCGCAATCACGACGGTCAGTTAGTTGTAGCAGACAAGCACATGTTCACAAAGAAGGATGGCTCTGGTCGTGTTACATCTTTGCAAGCATTTATGCAATACGATATCAATCGCGGTGCAAATCGTGGTGATTTATATGCTAAGTTAAAGGTGCTATGGCCTGCGTTTGAGCAAGCAGTACCTGCAGGTAGCAAGGGCTATTGGTGGGGTGATTTGCTATGGGCGGGTAAGTTACCTGTTACTAATGGTGCTTTTGTCTTTAAACCAAACACAGTTACATATTCAGTTGCAGCAAGTTCGCAGCTAGGAAAGCGAATTGCTTCGTCAGTTGGCGGCATAGTAGTTCACCAATACTTTCCTGACTTTGATCAGGACCCAGTTGTGATACAAAGTCTAGAAGGCTTGAATGTCAACGGACCACTTGCTATCGTAACCCCTGCTATGTCCGACCAAGTTAACTTGAAGAGTCCAGTGGCAGCAATCCGTCAAGTAAGTACGTTGATTAAGCAGAATGGTGATGTTATTAACGATCTGTTCCACCCTGATACACTGGCAGCGGCAAAGATTACTAATCTAGGTGCATTGATGAAGACTTACGTCAATGCTCGTGTTAAGGGTTTTAGCGGCGATTTCCCTGCTTGGCTTAAAACAAACGTATCAGCTAATAAGCTAGAAAACTTGGTTGGTCCAGAGGGCGCTATTACACAACAGCCGCAAGCAGTTCAAGCAGTTTTTGCTATATTCCAGGGTATTGTAGCTATCAAGCAGATCTTGATCCAGCAGTTAGATTCCCAACAGCACACGATTCAGAGCAGCATCAACGGCAAAGCCGGTGGTGAGGGTTATGTATTCTCTACATCGCAAGGTCTTATTAAGTTAGTTGATCGTGCCAGCTTTAGTGCAGCTAACTTTGCGAAAAACGATTAATAAAATCACAGTATTTTTACAATCTGTATAAATATTTACATGTAGCACAGAAGTGCTCATATTAATAAAAGGAAATATATCATGGCATTAGGTCAAATTCGCGTTAACGGTAAGGCATCGTTCACAACAGTATACGGTTACCAACCTCTAGTAGTTAAGGTAGCTAAGACAGGCGCTTTCACAGCATCCACAGGTGGTGCACCAGCTGAATTAGTATTCGGCGGTTACGAACACGCTATGTTAACAGTTATGCAATACGCTTCTATCGTATTCATGGGCGCACAAAACGACGACGCATTCTGCGTAGTTGTTGACGGCGCATCTTGCAACTTAGACGGCTTGACAGCAGCTTTCGTTGCTCAAGGCGCAACTGTAACAACATCTTCTGTATTGAACGGTGACGGTACATTCACATTCGCTTAATAAGCGTTTAGTGTAAACAAAGAGCCCTAGCAATAGGGCTTTTTTGTGACTGAAAATAGCTAAATAGTATTATAGGAGAATTAACATGGCATTAGGCGCAATTAAAGTTAACGGTGATAGTACAGCAGTAGCAGGTTTCGACATTGAGGGCAATACAGACAATGCAGCCCGTGTAGCTACAGGCATCATCGCTACAGGTTTAGGCGGTCATCCAACAGCATACAAGATTAACGGCATCACAGGTTTTGCAGCAAGCAACTTAACATTGGAAAGCGGTATCAATCGCTCCAATGGTAACGTAGGTTTAGTTGCACGTATTCTTGACGTTATCCAACAACGCAATACAGTTACAATGTATCAAGTTGAGTCTGGTTCTGGTCAGTTGAGCGTATTAGTAGAGAACAGCGCATGGTCTGATGCTGAATTACAAGCATACATTCGTGCTAACGTAGGTGCATCGCAAGGTGTATACGGCAATAGCTCTACAACAGGCGCAACAGTATCTTCGGTGAACGGATTTAAGTTAGCGTAATCTGCTCTGCTAAATATTAGCATGAGCGACAATCTACATTTCTATTCTGGTCTTACCCTAGTCGACATTACGTCAACTGGGGTAACTCGCTTTAGACCCGAAGTAGAACATGAACGTAACCAACAGCGCAACTGGGAGACCACGTTGCAGGCACTTGGATTACGCACACAGCCGCTATACATAAACGGCCCACTTTGCATAGAACGTGACATATCTGAATGGGACGACGTATTCGGTGAGATGTACGAAGGTGTCCACAAAGTTTGGGTGTGGACATGGGCAGTAGACCGTGAAGACATTTTCCTAGTAGGTGATGACGAATTGGGTGGCTTGTACAAAGACTTTGAACAAGTGCCTATCGTTAACGGACTCGATGAGACAGCTAGATTTATGCTTCCAATCTTCCACCCACATGGTGCTATTAAGAACATCCACTTTGTGTCTGGTCGATTCAATCTTGACAAACTCTAAAACAATAAATATAATATGAAGATCGTAGAAATAACTCAAGGCTTACAGCTACAAATAACAAACGAAGAAGCAGATTTGCTTGGTCGTTTTTATGACCAATCTACGGTCACAAAGAAAGAATTCAATGAACGTGAAGCACACGTGGCTAACCAGTTAGTCAACAAGAATGTGCTCATTAGAAAAAATCAAGATGGCGAAATTACTTACACCAAACGTTAAGAAGAAAAAGCAATCTGCACCTAGTAAAAAAGAGGTAGCAAACATTGCAGAACTAGCGCACCAATATGTGCAGCACTGGGCTAGAACAGAAGCTCAAAAACTTGTTAAAAATGAACTTATTATCCTTCCCACAAAATGGGGTATGCAAGTAGGCAAGTATGCTTGCAAAGCTAAGGGCAAAGATTGGCATGTGCATAATGCGTTTGATGAGCTAATTGACGTATTCACATGCAAGCAAAGCGCAGTAACTTATTGTGTTCTTGAGCAAACTAATCGTTTTATCATGGCTCGTGATTTATTGCGTCAAGACACGAGGATAAGTAAATTACAACAAGATAAAACTTATTACGCAAATAGGAAAGTAAAAGCAGCTAAGTCTAAGGACGGACTAACAATGGACGTTCTGGACGCTAGAATGTCTGAAGTAGACAGTTTACTTAACCTTGCGGAACAAGATCTTGAAGAAACATTGAAAAAAGCTAAATACCTTAAAGGCATCTGGGAATAACCACTATGAGATTATCTGAAATGGGCGCAAAGCCAACAACAAAGCAAATGAACAAAGTAATGGAAAGCCGTTTTGGTTTCGCCGTAGATTACAAGAATCTAACTTTGAAAAAGGCTTACACAATGGCTCGCGCTATTAGCGAAAGCCTTGATAAAGTTAAGCGTACACACGGCGCACATAGCGTTGAGAAGAACCCTAAGTACATGGAAATGTTCATGGTTCGTGAATCGCTACACCGCTGGATGGTAGAGAATAAGCAGCAATTTATTGCTGAGTCTGAAATGGCTAAGTCGCAAGCTATCCTTGCAGCTAAAGACATGGTAGACAGCATTCAAGACATGTTGGAAAAGATTTCCAAGATGCAAAACGAACAGCTACCAGCGTTGCTTGACACAATCCGTGATCAAATCAGCACAGAACAAGCTGAAAGCTACAAAGCAGCAGTTTCCCCATTGTTACAAGAGTTGACACAAACTCTTGGCGCAGGTCGTGAAACAGCAGACAGCGCAGCCCGTGCTTTAGCTGGTGAACAAGTTGACCAAGCAATGGACGTAGGCGGCTTAGGCGCAGAAGGTGCTCCTGACTTAGGTCCAGGTATGGGCGGTGATTTAAGTGGCGAAGCTACATCCGACTTAGACGGCGGTGATGACTTCGGCGCAGTTGACGCATCTGCAGGCGGTGCTGCTGAACTTGGTCGTGAGATGCGCTAATGAGATTCGCAGAAATCATTGCAGAAGATGATTTTGGCGCCCCTGATGATATGGGCGACATGATCGAAGACGAAGCCGAGACTCGTGGCGACATGGTCTTGGCTACAGCACTCGAAGAATTGCGTAACCGTGCACATGGTCACTCTGTACCACGTGTCCGCGTCGATGCTTTAGTAAATCTAGTTAAGCGTTTGCCTGGTGGCGAAATGTTTAACGTTGCAGCGTTAGAGGATGCAAAGTCTTCCAATGAAACAATTAAGAACCTTATTAAAGATATTAAGGATGATGAAAACGGAGTTAAGTACGTTTATCTTGCCCCGTTTGAGGACGACGGCTTTGGTGGTGATTCTACTGCTGGTACAGATGCTGATGCTATGGCAAATGAAAAGACTGTAGCTTCTATGGCTGACCGCGCAGCGTCGAGTCGCACTTAAATCTATCCCCAATGTGTACTGGGTGCACCGAGCGATGCACCTGGTATACGATGCTTGCGTTTACCATCACAAGCAATAAAATATATCCCAACATTAACCCTGATTCGTCCCACCCATGTACGAATCCTCCCCCGGATATTAGCTCAGCCATGTGAGTTATTTGCAATATAGCGAGTAACTTGAATGGCATGCTCTGCACAAACTTTTCTACTACTATAGTTGTATCACAGTCGTATATGTCTGCAATGACACGCAAGATAATATAAGAGAAGCATGAGCCAAACATTATCTCAAAATTCATCACTGTGTCTAGTCCGTAAATTACTAGCAAGCAATCAACAATTGCGAATACAATAGGAA